ACCGATGAAATGTTTGTAAATTATTTCATTCAATCTCAAAGAATTTTAAGAGGAGCTGTAAAAGTAGTTTCTAATAATCAGATGTGTTCAATTGATTATGATGGAGAAAATAAGTTCTCTCAAGTTAGTCGTGACGTTGTTAAGAAAGTTGAAAAACTTAATGCTGAAGTTGAAGCACGATTTGCTATATCACCTACTATGTTTTATACACTTGTAGGAGTATCTACTTTAGTTCTTGGTTTCGCAGGACATCGCATTTATAAACGTATTGTGAAGTGGTGGAATAAACCCACTGCTGATTTAGCTATGGCTAGAGTTCGATCTGAAAGTGCTTATGATGCTAAAATGCAAGAAAAAGCAAAAACTTCAACCATGAAAATGGAAGGATATTCTGCTGATCAAACTAAAGCAAAAGAAGTAACTACTCTTCGAATGGAAGGATATTCTACTGATCAGACTAAAGCAAAAGAAACAGCTCGTTTACAAATGGAAGCTTATGCTAGTGATACAACTAAAGCATTGCCAACAATGAAAATTGAAGGTTTCCTTTCAGATACTTCACCACCCGGGCACACTAATCATTATGGTCAAACATATGATGAATTGTCAATATGGAATAAGATTCTTTGGAAACTTGGTCATGCTGATATTCAACCCGCTCAGAATGTTATGAAAACTATAGCCGGAAAATTTCAAGTTCAGGCTGTATTTGATAAGAATGCGGCTGAAGTAGTTGATGTTGTGTTCAAAAATATGTATAAATTGGAATATTTTAAAGATGGAGAATGGACTCATGCTCTTAATTTAACTATTATTAAAGGACGTCTGGCTATTGTCAATAGACACTTATTGATGTTTAAAGATGAAGCTAAATGGAGAATACGTAATTCTTATTTCGAGGGTATTGAGTTTAATCTCCAAAAGTGTAATTATGCATTTATAGATGATTCATCAAGTCCTTTCTACAGACGAGATGTTATGATTCTAGAATTACCACGTGAGATTCATCAACATAGAGATATCACCTCTAAATTTATGACCGGTGACGATTTTTCGAGATTTCACAGTCTCGATCAGATTTCAGCT